TAATATTCATCAACTGATTTGATAAGTTCTGCCCCTGTTACAGGATCTTTGACTTTATCAATCTCTTTTACTTTACGAATTCGTGTAGGATCAATTGGTCTTAATTCCAATATACCTTTCTTTGGAGTTTTTTCATCAATAATGATATGATAGAACAATCTACCATCAACATACCATTTACGAAAAATCTCATGACCATAATGATTAAATTGTAATAACCTTACAACATTCTCAAACTCTTCTTTGATAGTCTTTTTGATATTATCAGGTTGATCTAAGTCATCCATAATAATTTCAACAGGTGCCGAATTAGAATCTGAAACAATTGCTTCGTTGATAATATCTTCAATAGCAGCATCACATTCTGGATGTTGTGCTATATCTCTATATCGTCTAACATTATCTGCTTCATTCTTATCACCGTCAGTACCACCAATATCTACATACTGTCCATAATGACCACCAGCAGATACATAACTGGAACCATCATCTTCCATTGGAGCAACAAACGATTGTTTTTTATCGTCTTCTTTATCTTGGGACTTTCTTTTAAATTCAAATCCAAATAATGATGCCATAGTATTTTTCCTAAGTTATAAAGGGGAGGGATAATTTCTTACCCCTCCATTCACTTATATTTATATAATAATTTTCTAGTTAGTTGTATCAGATTCCCAATATTGAACTTGAAGTTCAACGGTGAATTCTTGGATACCCTCAGTTTCATAACTTACATCAATTGCTGATAAGTTACTAGGCCAAAGACCTCTAAAAACATAACCTTTTAGTTGCTCACCACTCTTATCTAATTGATAGATACTTGCATCCGCAAAATAATCTGAAGTATTGGTTACACCAGTATTAGCAGAATGTGCATTAATACCATCCATCCATTTTTCAAATACATTTCTTAGTGCAAAGTTAGAATCATTGATTACAGTGATAATCCAAGGTTCAAATGTACGATCTCCCGCAATTTGTAACTTTCTACCACGAAATGGTACTTCAATTGGTGCAATAACTGAAGAAGGTAAACTTGCTGCTTTGATTAAAAACCCCGCAAGTTCAGATTCCCCAGAACCCGCAAGTGCTACTGCTGGCCAACCCATTTCAACTTTGAAAAGGTTTGATCTTGCACCACCACCGAATAATTTTGACTTAAAGTCATCTACGCCTAAAATTGCCATTTAAGATCCCCTTATTTTTGACCGATAATTTCTGCGAATTGAACACCAGTACGAGTGGCGATAAAATTCAAAGTAATGAAGTTGATTGAACGAGCAGGTTTAATATAGATATCAGCAACAAACTGATTAGATCCTATAATTTCTCCGGTATTATTAGTTTCATCACAGATAACTGCGAAGTCAGTAATACCCCTACGACCCTTTACGTCACGTAAGAATGGTTCAACCATGTTACGGAACATTGCTCTTGTAAATTCGTCATTCAGTTCAAACAATTGATATTTAGCTGCGGTAGCAATTGCTTTTTCTAAAACGATGAACAATCTACGGACATTAATACGATCAAAAGCAGATGGTTTTGCTTGAGCAGTTTTATCACCATAAAGAAGTGTACCTTGACCAGGAAAAGAAACAATTGGATTGATTCTTGCTTTGTGAAGTGTATCACGATCTGCTTGCTTAGGGTTAAAAGCAATTTTAGTGACACCTAATACTTGACCACGTGTATAACCAGCAGGAGAGAACCAAGGATCTGCAACTGTATCTGTGTTAGCACATAAACCAGCCATAACACCAGCAGCAGGAATCCAACGGTATACATCATTATATTTATCGTATACTTTTAATGCGGTTGAATCTATAACAGCATAAGAACTTGAACTTACCTGATCAGCAAATGTTTTTACATCAGTTGCAGGAGTAGAAGTACCAACAGTATCTTGAATAGGAGGAGAAATGAATGCTACAACATCTTTACGTGCTTCTGCTAATGCAATAAGGTAATTAGCAAATGTAACATCTTCACCACCATCAACACCAGGAACAGAGAATATTAAATTTACATCAACAGTATCTGCATCAGAGAAAAAATCAAATCCAGTTTGAAGTTCACCAAGTGTAGGTAAATTATCATCAGTACCACCAGAAAACGAATCAGAAACTTCAGCAGCAATAACAGTAGCATTAAAATCTGCAACAGCAGAAGTAAGACCACCAGCATTTACTAATGTAGCGTCATGATCACCAAACCAAACATAATTAGAGTTTCCGTTTAATACATCTTTGTAGTAACTAGAAGTTCCATCACTTGCTTTAGCATCAGATGCTTGAGATACAAATGGAAATGTTTCTAGAACAGAACCAGCAAGACCTGTCCAAGAACCATCTTCATCGATTATTGCTATATGCATTTCATCATTACTAGAAGAATGTGCAGCAGCATAAGTTGAAGTACTTGGTGCAGAATCAAAGTTGTCTGCATATGCCCAACTAGCAAATACAGTAGTATCAGCAGGACAAATAGAAACTTTTAAAGAGTTTCCTAATATGCCTGGATATTTCGCAACCCAAGAATCTGTTACAGTCGCTTCCTCATAATCATCACGATTCATGATTAACTGACCAACACCAGAACTTGTCGCGTTTAAATTAGTAGTAGCGGTACGAACAACTTTAAGAGCTCTTCCATATTGCAGGAAAGCAGCTGCTGATAAGAAGTAAGGTGCTGTATTATCATCGGGTATACCGAAGGTTGAGGCAAGTTCTGATTCTGAACCTACCATCCGAATTTCGTTTACGGGACCCCAATTGAATGCACCAGCAAAACCACCAATAGAGGTAGATATCGCGGGAACAACATTTGTTAGGTCTATTTCTTTTACCTGAACGCCAGGTGAAACTTGAAAGCCCATATTTGTTTCCTCTCCAAAAAGATTATAAAAAATGATTATAATGTAATAAGAATCATAATAAGATTATTACTCATTCAATACTATTTATACTATTTAATATTTAGAACATACCAGTATTTATAGTTTCCCATTGTACCCCATCTTCTACTGTAAAAGCATCTTCTCTACCATCATCAAAAATGCCTACAGGAACAATATCATCTTCCATTGCTCTTACTTTCTCTGAATATAATAAATTCTTAATATTTATATCAGTCATTTCACCAAAGAATGGTGTGGAAGTGAACCAAGCAAACAGAACAAGGTTCATTACTAAATCATCATGGTTTCCTCGTGATGCCTCAAAAGAAGAACCTCGTGATATAAAAGTAGATAACTCAATAATTGTATTAGCATCATTTATCTTTAATTTATTCTGCTCAATAATATCTTTCATATTAGATGTACCAATTCTTTTGATCTTCTTGGTCATTGTAACACCAATAGAATTGCTTTTAATTATCGATTCAACATAAACATTTTCATATTCTAGTTCATAATATAATCCATTACAAACAATAGAACCTTGATCATTTGATTCTACTATTATATATGCCTCATTATATAACATAGCATATTTATATAATACATCAGGATATAATAAAGGAGATATATTATTATCTTGGAAAACACAAACTTGTTCAAAAGGTGATGATGTTATATCAATAATATTAAATGTAGAATAATCTTGACCACGACCTTTAGCAATATCAACGAACATCATATACTCATGACCATGTTCTGGATCTTTATAAACTCTTAGATTATAAGTTTCCTTTATTGGATCAATCGCATTAAGTGTTAATAAACATTCTGGTGTTACCAGTGTATCAGAACCACCAATAAATGAGTTACCAAATTCTTGGGTAAATTGCAATTCAGAAGTGTTAGCAATAGTTTGTCTTTTCCATTCTTCATCACGTCCAGGAACATCTTGCCAATCTACCCTGAATGGTTTAAAGTCGTTAGTCTTTTGATTAGCACCTTCCCATAACTTATAGAATACATTACCAATACCATTAGCGGTTGAGGTGATAATAATTCTTGTAGATGTACCAGAAGATACAACAGGATAAGTTGATGTATAAAATGTAGCATCATTCTCAATGAAAGCAAACTCATCCAAGAACAATAATGATACAGATAAACCACGAATAGAAGAGCCAGAAGTTGCGGCAGCAACAATCTTAGAGTTATTAGAGAATTCTATTGAACCTTTATTTAGGGTTTTACATCCTGGTTGTAAGAAGAATGGTAAGTTTTCTAACATTAGGGTGACACGTGACAACATTTCACGAGCAGTGGCACCTTTGTTTGCTAGTATTGCGATCACTTTTTCTGGATTGAATATAGCATACCATAGCAGATATGCAACAGATGATATACTATTATGACTTAATATACCATTAGAATAAAATGTATGATTATCCGAATCTATTGACAGATCATACATATGTTCTTTAAGATAATCTGGTTTAACCACTGAAGATACTATACTATTACCCTCAATAGTTTGTATCATAACCCCTAGAGAATCTTTGGCATAAACTTCATTACCAAATGAATCTATAACGATGTGTGTATCCGCACACTCTAAGAAATGTCCATTTTCTGTAACCAATTTCCACACATCATATTCAATAGTTTTCTTACTAGATGTTATATCCTTATATCCATCCTCTGTAAGAATTTCATAATCACTCACATCAAATTCTTCAATAAACTTTCTTTCAGTTTTATCAGATAGTAATTGGTTCATCAAATGCCTCTGTGGTTTTAAATCCATTATAGTTCACGTTAATTCTTATATCTTTATGCAAATTTAATATAGATTGTTCTGCTTTAAAACACTCATAGAATGTCATATTTTTATTTTCAGTAATAATATCCATATTAAGATTATATTTATTCATTGAACCAAAACGTTCTTTTATTGTACGTGATGTTATACCAACCTTCCAAAATACTATATCTTCATTATAAAATTTAATAAGATATAATATACCTGGTATATTTTTCATCTCAGGTTTCCTGTTAAACAATTGGTTCATTCTTCCTGTACCTTTCTTTTGATTAATAATATCAATTTCTTCAGGTGTCTTATCTTTAAGGGTTTCTTGCCACACATCTTGTCTTTGTTGCCATCTTAATTTTCCCGCTTCTTCTCCATATTTTTCAATACACGATTTTAGTGAGAATGTCGATTGCCTTTCTGATAGTGCTGCCTTAGCATCATCTATTGATAAACCTTGTGCTAAATAAAATTCAATATTTGTGTGTTGATTTTGTGGATTATCTTTAACACTTTGCATCTTCTTTTTAACAACATCTTCAATTGAATAATCAACAGAACCATCTTGATATTTCACAAACTTATTTGAAAATGGACTTAATCTCCCTCCATGCTGAAATGCTGGATTCTTACTACCTAACATTCTATCAGAATATTTAGTTAATACTTTATCAGACAATATAGCAGCAGAATCATATCTATCCTTATATTCACTTATAGTAACATTATGGGAATTTATTATATGTTGTCTTATATCATCTCTGTAATATATATTACATATTCTACAAGTAACACCACCAATATCAGGTCTTTCCAATTCATTATATAATCTTGAGATCTTTTGACCTATAGGTTTATTCTTCATATTCTCAAATATCATATCATGCGTGGATATGATATTTTCTATGTTATCTTTATATAACACATGTTTAGATCTACCTTTGTTGTTAGATTCTTTAATTATTCTGTTACATATTTCTTTTAATTCTTTCATGAAAATCTCCAATGCTTATACGTTCTTCTATATTAGTTTTCTTGTTCCTAATATATATATAAGAATTAAAAGTTTGACATTTACCAGATTGTCTACAAGCAAGAACAATAGAGAATCTATTATTATTGAAGTGATCGAACATATTTTCTTGATAATCGTATAGATCGAATGGAACTAAACCTCTATCAAGATGAATAACTTTTAGATAAGTTCTAGCAAAGTATGCAGGATCATTCATACACTTTGAGTATTCATCAATCTCTTCTTGAGTCCAGTTCTGATTTATACCATCTTTTTTGACAAGGGGATTACCAAGATACCCCTTTGTTTCAACTTTCTGAATCGATTTCATTTGGAGTCACATCTTTCACATTCTCTAATAACAATCTCTGTAGATCTGTTGTAGATCCAATATAAACATTATTTTGAGTTAATTGTGCTGGGGTTTCAAGTTCACCAGATTTAATGACTTCTATTTTCTTCTTTTGTAGTTCCATTAATCTATCGGCAATCTCAGAGTTTTGTTTGATCATATTAGATAGAACTTCAAAGGTACGTGGTGCTTCTTGTTCTCTTGCCAGTTCCATCATCATATCAATTGCTTCATCATTCTTGGTGATCATGTCGTAGTATTTAGATCTTGCATACTCATAATCTGCATCTATTTCAGTTTTCATAATTTAGTTCCTAGTGGGTTGACATTTGTTATAAAATGTAGTATAATAGATATGTCACTGGGAAAGATTGGGATACTATTAATCTTTAACATTATTATTAATATTATCAATACCTATTACTATAGGATCGACAGTACCATCAACAGTGATTTCTTCTAAGAACCCAAATGTATCACCATCAATAAAATCAATAGCAGCAGTTTTAATAATAGCATGAGTAGAAACTGGACCATAGAATCTTACTCTTAGATCAAAGTCTAAAGAATATACAATTGCTCTACGAGTCATAAAGTCACCAGTATAATCATCTGATAAAGTCACACCAGTTAATACAATAGGAACATCCCCTTTAATACCCAACTCAGGAACTTCATTAATAGTGATAGTATATTCTGGTTGAAAATATGGCATTATCTGTTCTATTACTTGAAGAGCATCATCTTGGTTCTTTGCCATAATGGATAATTGAATACCCATTCTATAAGGAGCACTAGTATATACTACACTTTTATTATCAGGATCACCAATAATAGGTTTAGACATCCTGTTCATTTTATTAAGTTTAGAAGTATTATCGTATGTCAAAGAAGTAATTTCAAAAGACATACGAGGTAATTTAATAGCAACTTTAGGATCATTCAAGTTGCTTTGTTCTTCTAATCTAGCAAGGAACTTCTGTCTTGGTCCATATGCTAAAGGTACTCTTGTAATTTGTTTTACTTCTCCAGCAGAATCCTTTCTTATAACTTTTATATCATTAAATAATGAACCAAAAGCGGCAATTGTTCTTCTAATTGAGGCATGATAAAAATGATTATTCAACATTATATGTCACCAAATGGATTAGTTTCTGAGAAGTCTATAATAGAATCTCCTGCTTGTTCAAATACTTGATTATCGGCATAAGGTTCATCACTAAAAGCATTTTTTGATACAACAGAATTGATATCATATACTTCAACAACATCCCAAATAGCACCAGAAGTTAATCCTGTAAGAGGTGTTGTGTTATTAAAGTTATGATATAAACCATCGGTAGTTGCCCAATCAGTTAAAGTAATTTTAGTATTATCAACATCAACAATTTCTTTTGTGACTACTCTACCAGTGACATATTCACCAGAACCTAAAGTAATTTCTTGTTGGACATTTTCGTTAATAATAAAATCTATAGCATTAGTATTATTAATAATTAAAGTTAATTGAGCAGCAATACTAACATTAATATCATCAATGTTATCTATACCAGTATTAATAGATTCACCTGAATATTCAAATAATTCACATTGAATTTTATAAACTGGTAGATCTTGTAATTGATAGAAAGGGGATTCATGTTCAACGAATCTAACTTCGAATAGTGATTTAGATAAAGGTAAATAAACCAAATCACCTTCAGCAGGTCGAGATGAATTTATACCGTTATTATTAACACCAACAAGTTGTTCCCATCTTCTTTTAGAAACAATAAAGGTTGCTTGATCTCTTAGTTCAATACCAAACTTTTGAAGAATATCACCTTCACCCGCGAATCCATCAGCACCTTCAATATACATTTCAATAGTATATGCGGTATCATAATTGGATTCAATATCTTCATTAAGGATATTATCAACCGATACCATTTCTCTTGGAAGATAATAAACATCTTGACCGTACATCTTAACAGATTCGATAATCAAATCAGAATAAAGATTTTGTTCGGATGCCACTTTACCAGAGAAATATACATTAGTTGCCATACTGATTAACCTGTATAGAAGTCGGCTGGCATCTCATAATTGAGTTGCATTTGTTCTCTTATAGCAACCAATTCTGTTGTAGCATCATCAAAGAGTTGTCTACCATTAATACTAACACCACCAGGAAGTTGCATACCTTCAAACTTGATAAGATTTGATCCCCATTGTTGTTTCAATAAAGCAGTAGCATATTGTTTAAGAAACATATCATTGTAAACATCAGGATAAGTAGCGGGATCCACAATTCTCATACATTCAACTATAACATATTTACCTTCATAAATCTCTGTTGACCAATCAAGATCTAGATGAAGTTGATTCATATTTCTATTAAATCTAATTGCTTCACCTACACCATTAATTTTCATATCAATCAAAGAAAGATATTGTTGAGTCATTTCATAATTCACAAGATCACCAATAAAGGACAGGTCTTGGAAATCATTTAGGTGCATTTGATATTTAATTGAGAACATATCATTAGCACTATCTAATCCTTCAGCATTAGAGAATATTCTTTTCACATAAAGGATATTATCATTTAGAGTAAGATATTTATTTGCAATATCATCTGCTGTAATTTGGTGTTTAAGATAAATCCTCATGGTAGCATCAGAATGGTACTCTTGATAGAACTGAAGAGCATCATCTATTCTATCTTCTACTTGGTCTTCATCTACATTTATTTCGATTACTGGGCTTCCAAGTCTACGTAGACAATAATCTATAAGAGTTGGTCTTGATGTTGGATTTGCCATAATTTTATATTCCGATATATATTATCTTGTTACGGTAGGAGTTACTTCTAATTGACCTTCAACGACTCTTGTAACAACACCAATATCACTAACAATTTCAACATCATAAACATATCTACCAGCTTTCATTGCTAGTGATTGATCATTGGTCAATTTAATTTGCACTTGCCCATCAGTAGGATTCAGTATAGATGTTATAAAATCCACTGCTGTTGATGATGAATGGGATTTACGAATTTGAGCACTAGATGTATAATTTGTAAGGTCTAGGATATCACCGACATTATCAGTTACGAATATTGTTGATGAAAAATCTGATCCTTGATCTACTATAAGGTTTGCATAAACTGCCATAATTAATTAACTCCGATATATTTTATAGTATTTATATAGTTCAAGAACCGATACGTTTAATAGTTATATTATTAATAGCATTAGTAGGAGAGAATAATATTCTACAAGTACCCGTTAATATATCGGCATCGAGAATACCTAATGATACTGTAGAATACATTGTAGCATATTCTGATAAAAACACATTAGTGCCATTATGCATAAGAAATACTTCTGTACAATGAATATCAGTACCAGATTTAACTTGTATTAAAAACTTAACACTAGAGTATTCTGTTATATCAAAAGAATCTATTATTTGATTGGTATTAGTAGTGGTGGTATTATATACTATAGTTTCAAATAAACCACCACTACCGATAGATGTTATTGCGTTGGATGAATCTTTGAAGTATAATTTATTATCAGCATAGTTTAATGCTAATTCACCATAATCCAGATCCGCATTTAGTGGAACTTTTCCGGATATAGAAGATTTTTTTAATAACAGTTTAGACATAAAAATGACTCACAAATAATAGTGTTAATAATAGAGGGAATAAAAATCCCCTCTTTTTATATATTTATACTAGTAAGTTCCGCCATCCACTACAGTAATAGAAACTGCACCAGCAGTGACATCAAAGTTATTAGCATTAAATGAAGCAACACCTAAAACAGAAGTTGAAGCAGTATTAATATTTGCGTTGATAGAAACATTAGATGAACCATTAAATGAAACTGAACCTTGAACATCACCAGATAATGATATTGTTCTTGCTGTTTCAAGTGTAGTTGCTGTAGAAGCATTACCAGTTAATCCACCAATAACATTAGCATTTAAAGAAGCAAGATTAATACCCGTAAAGTTAATAGTATTATCAGTTGGTTCAGAACTATAGTTATTAAACAGATACCATTCATTATCAGCATGATTTCTTAATAAACCAGTATGTGCATAAGTGCCACTATTATAACCACCCATGAAACCAATATCGACAGAGTTTGTTACATTATTTCCTTCCGCGATATACAGAATAGGATCAGCAACAACAAGTTCTGTTGTATTAATAGTCGTTGTGGTACCATTAACGGTTAGATTACCGGTAACTAATAAATCAGAAGTAAGTTCAACATTAGTAGAGAATATTGATTTACCACTAGGAGTGAATGATAGATTTCCATTGGCATTAGTAGTTGATATAGTATTACCATTTAGAGTAATATTATCGACATTAAGAATATCAATTTTATTATCTGTATTAGTAATAATGGCAGAAGATGCAGTTAGAGTACCAGGTGCATGATCTAATTTATCTGTAAAGTATTGTCCACCAATAACAAGATGAGAAGCAGCATCTCCAGCAGTTTCAGCACCGACACCAATAAATAATCTGCCACCACCCGCTACATTTCCATAATCAGCTGCTGAGTATGCTAAAACGCCATCACCTAAAACAGAAGGATCTCCAGCAGTTGTTGTACGTTTTATACGAATAATTGTTGACATACTTATTATTTCCTGTTTTTAAAATGTAATTTTAATAATGACCGCACTCTATATAAGTTCCATCGTCTAATGTAGATTTTGCTTTCCATATTTCAAGGGTTGCATCATAAATTAACAATGACCCTTGTTCTATTTGAGAAGAATCTATATCACTTAATTCTGTAAGTTTATTAGAGGCGCCTATTATTATAGATTGTGTTTTAATGTTTTTACTGTCGGGTGATATTCTAGCGTTAATTACACTCATTAAATTCTTCCTTATTTACACTATTATTTATAACAATGATTGGACTAAAGTTTTTAGTGTATCAATTTCCTTTTGTTGTTCTTGCACAGATGCAACTAGTAGAGGAACAATTTTAGCAAGATCGATTACTTGATAAACTGGAACTTGTCGTTCAGCATTAACACCAGGAGATATTTCATAAACTTCAGTTCGTGTAGCATCCTTAGTACCAATAACACTTTCGGGAACAATCTCTTGTGCTTCATGTGCCAAGAAACCATCAATAACAATTTCAGGATCAGATATAAAATTAAACCTAGAAGGATTTAGTGCTACTAATCTATCAATTGGATCTGACAAAGGAACAACATTTTCTTTTAATCTATAATCAGAATAGTTAGATGAAATGTTTAATTTTAAATCTAGTTTAGTATCAACTTCAGTCTTTGTATATGTTGTTGTTTGTGGTGCATAACCATCAAGTAAACCTTGAAGTCCAGTTACACTAGCAACGTTGGTACCAGTTACTTCCCAACCGCTTGTGATCACATCCCAAATATAAATGTATTTAGTATCTTTAGCATAAGCTAAGTCACCACCTTTGTTACTCACATAAGGTAGGTACGAAGCATCTTCATAAAGTTTAATAGAGGCAACAAGTGAAGTTCCGTCAGCAGCAACAAGTGTTGCAGTACCAGCAACTTCTTTAATCTTGTTTTTGAATGATGGTGTATTTTCTACATAGGTTGCCAAATCTTGTGGCACAAACTGGTTATTTGATGCATCATAAACAAGACACATCTGATTAACAAGAGTAGGAAGAGGTCTTAACTCAATAGGGGTTTTCATGCCCTCATGGGTATGTTGGAAATAAACAACAAAGTTACCAGCGTCATTAACCTCAACCGCTAAGTCTTTAATGGTAATAACACCACGCATTGAACTATGATTGCCACATTGATAATAAAGGTTATCAGGTGCATCAGCAGGAACAGCAAAGGATAATGTCGTTTTACCTGTTGACCCATCATTCCTTGAACCAGTAACTCCTGTTGTATATTCACCAACATACGAACCAGAAACATAATTTGCTCCGTTGTCTGTACTTAGGTAAAATGGATGACCCGCAAGTGATGCATCAAGGGTAAAGGTATACGTTGATCCTCTATACATTGGACCAATATTTGGATTATCACCTTCAACAACCGATGTTAAATCGCCTCCACCAACATTACTAGCACCGAATGTATAAGAACCAGCTGTTGCATGTGAAACCATATAACCAATACCACTAGGAGCAGTTAGAACTGGTGGGGTGATATTTGTGGGTAAATTAATCGTTATCTTTTGAACATCAATGGCAACGCCACCATTAATATCTGGGTGACTTTCTGATACAACTGATTTGGTACTTGCCCAAGATATTTCATTATCAAATCCAGCACCATCAACCCATTTTAGTGAAGCTCCGTGGGTTTGATCCAACATACCATGAATCGTATTAGTAAAGTTACTAATAGTATAATTTCCGTCCTCATATAAAGGGACTGATAACTGAAAACTATTTGTGATAGGAGTTCTTGCAAATGGTAGAGAAGAGTTTTCCCAAGTCCAAACCCAAGGCATATCATCACCAGCCATAACAGCATCAACTTGTATTGCTAAAGATTCTGGGGTGATTACTAAATTGGCTTTAGGGATGTCTGAACCATCCTCTAATATTATTGCATTAGGTAATACCACCTTACCAGATTCATCTGTTGTAATAGGTGTTGATGACACGCCTAAAGGACTAGTTACTACTAGCCCACTCTTTACTATAAAATCCTTACTTATTGCCATTTCGTTTCCCTATCCACGAAGTGTTATTATGTGATATTATTTATAATAATTTTAATTTGATTCAGTTTCAATTCATAAGCAGAAACCATTATATAAATGACTATTTTAAAGAAAAAAGGAGGATTTTACACCTCCTTTACTAAACTACGAGACGATTAATAACTCAGGATAAACAGGATTAAATACATCTACCGTATTAGCCGGTAAATCTCTCAGTGCTTGGCGGTAAGTAGTCATTTCTGGACTCATAGTTACATCAGTCAAGGCATAGAAGTCTGTAGCCGCCAGTAACTTGTTACGTTCTGCTCTTAGTGCTTCAGTAGCAATATCTTCGAGAGATTGTAAGTAAGCAGTTTCTTGTTCCAATTGGGTATGGGTTACATCAGCATCATCAGTATAAGTAGTAAACTTATCAATGATGAGCCACTTGTTTACCCAGTTACCTAAAGC